GAGGTAGCAGAGGAAGATAACAGTCGTGGTTCTTATGCACCAGACTTCAATGCTCGTAAAGAACCCGTGGCTGCTGCTCCTGTAGCATCTGCTAGTTCAGATGAGGATGATGCTCTTTCTTATTTCCAAAAACTTGCAGAGGAATAATTAGGAATATAATCTAATATTTTCTCCTTTTACTAAGGTTTCACTCAGATACTGGGTGGAACCTTCTTTGTATAACATGGATTCTTCCATATCATTCAGAATAACATTAAGATAAACTGATTTTAGGACATAGATATTTCTCTTATTCTCTTCAATTTTGTTTTCATATTCATAATTGGTTATCTCAGTTGTTATATTCGACACGGTAGTGTATGAGTCAAGTCTTGAATCATAAAATTCAATAGAATAATCTTGAGGAACTTTTAATCCTTTAGGGACAATAATCGTTCTATTGGTATCTCTTACTTGTTGAGTTTCATAGTGATGAACACCATGAATTTCTTCCTCACTTCCATATTTGTCAATTAGAAAATTATAGTAAGATTGATGATCCAGAGGCCATTCCGTTTGTATATTGGTAATATTATTAGCAAGAAGAATTACCCAGTCTAAGGTTTCATCATTATATACATTGTATGCTACATTATCGGGTCTTTCATCACCGACAATTTGATATTTGGTGAAATAAGTTAAATCATTAAAAATATCATTCTTTAGTTTACCTCTTCTAAAGAGGTTTTTTACTTTTTGATACTGTGAAATGTTTTTGGTGTCAGTTGTACGACTAACATATTCAAAGTCTGGAATGTTGCGGAAATAAGATGCCATTTTAGTAACCTAGTACTTGATCGTCGTTATTATCTAAGTCAGTATAATCATCATCAAATATAGGATCCAGTTCACTGAAGTTGAGAGTAAGTTGATAAGATGTTAGAGTTCTGTATGGATCCTCATAGGTCATATAGGTTCCATCAGGAGTATATTGAACATCACATGAAGTAAGAGCACATGTTTTAATGAAATTAATAGATGGGTGGTCTATCAAATTTCCATCAGTATTATATGTTTGGTATTGTATATCAAAGGTATTAGGTGCTTTAAGGAAAACATTAGATGAGGATGTTTTAACAGACATTCCTTGTTTAAAGAATCTAATAATTTGTCGTACTTGAGATGCTTCAGATGCATCTCTTGGAGATAATTTAAATGTAAATCCAAAACTTCTCAATTTAGGTCCACCAAAAAGCATTTCTAAGTTTGGGTTTAGAATGGCTCCCGTTGCCCTTGATAATAATCCTTGAGCACCTACTGCTTGTTGTGCAAGATATACATTAATTGCTTTTGCCATATCATCCCCTACATCTTTTTGGTTTTTAAATTGCCCCTGTGCTTCCATAAAAGCCCCTCTTGCATCCCTAAATGCGTTGCTGAGTCCACCTTTCTTTATATTTTCAAAGGTACTAACTGCTGCTCCAGCTGCAAGTGCTTGAATAGGGTTAAGGCTTTCGTCTTTCCAGTCTACTGCATTACGATCTCCAATTCCTGTTACAATCGGAAGAGTGACTGATCCGTCAATTTTTATTTCTGGTTCTCTTTGGAAAACTTTGGTATTACTACCGAAAGTCAGATTAATTTTTCGTCCTGCAGTATATTTTTGAGTAAATCTAATTCTATCTTGTCTGTTACTTCCCAACCCTTCAGGATAGTAAAGATTTTTGTATGTATCTCTAAATTGTCTTCCTTCAATATTAATATTAGTCAAATTAGAGTTCAGTTTATCAAGATCCCAGTCAAACGTTTCCCAGAAACCAGGAGTCTTTTCATTCTCGTCACTCTCCTCAGTTCCATCAACTGCAATATTTTCTACTCCTGCGGTTTCTGCTAACTGTTCCACATTCTGGTTAGTTAGATCATCACTAAAGGAGTTATTTAAGTGTGAAATAGTATTTTTTAATTGATTTTTTATAGTTTTTTCTATATGATCTTGATATTCTTTTTCTTTTTCATTGAGATTGGTTAAAGTGAGTGTACCCTCCTCTACACTTCCAATTTTTACATCTGATGTATCACCCATTACCTCATTTCTATATATTGATATATCAAAGGTCATATTTTCTCCTTCTCCATACTTTGTTACCACATAATAATAAGTTCCAATCGTAGATTGCCTATACCACGCCTTATCATCCTCCGATATTTTAAAGGAATTACTTGTAGTAACAGTTTTAGTCTGTTCGCTCATTTATCTTTTTTTCTTTATTTATAGAGTGGTGAGGAAATAGGCATATGATATATCTTTTAAGTCGTCTATTTCACTGGGTCGAACCACATAGAGGACTCCTCCTATCTCTTCCCATGTATAGTTTCTGAACTTACCCCAATGATAATTTAGGCCTCTGAATCCCCATCTTTGGATATCAGTTACTGCAACAAGGGGGTGTTGATCATATGTAAGTCGGGGAGTTTTGGCAGTGTATATGAAAGTATAATACTGTCCTACATCAGGCACTACTTCTACATCTTTTAATGTATCCATGATAAGAAGCATCATATCTTCAGGATCACTCATCTCCTTCAATTCATCCATGATAGGTGCAATTCTGTTATCACCTACCTGTTGTTCATATTGTTCAAAGTAACCTTCTAATTCATCTGCCATTATAAATTCCTAGTTCTTGTTCAGTAATAATTTTAAATTCAATTTTTCTATCATTACAAAACTCTTGTGCTGCTTTCCATTTAGCTGTATTTACAGCATAGGTTTTACATTCAAAGAGATATGATTGAGTCACCTTTTTTCTTTTTTTAGGAGGTCGAGTTTGTTTCTTGGGTTTTACCTCAATCACATAAGTTTTAATCTCACCTGTGCTTTCTTTGACTTTGATAAGAAAGTCTGGATAGTAACGATGAAACCGATTATCAACAGGAGAGACATATTTAATAAAAAATTCTTCACTTGCCCACTCAAGAATATTTTCATTCAAATCACAGTAGTTACAAAATTTGGTTTCCCAAGTACTACGACATATAATATTATGTGGATTTCCCTTGTATTTTCTGGGAAAAGAGGGTCTGAAGAAACTCTTTTTACTTTCTCCCATTATACATACTATATCAGTAGTAGTATTTATAGGAATATGGTCACTCCAAGACCGCATAAGAAAGTATTATCAGATTTAAAAGCATCTATTTTAAATCCTGCACTTACTTCGCATTTTCAATGTTGGTTTTATCCTCCTTCTGCAGTAAGAGCTCTTTTACCTACAGGAGAAGTGAATGATGATCGAATGTGGTCATTATCTTGCTCAGAAGCTGCATTACCTGGAACTTCCTTAGCAACTCATGAACTTGTGAATGATTATACTGGTATGACAGAAAGACATGCATATCGAAGACAGTATGATGCCACTTCTTCATTTACATTTTATGTTGATCATGATTATAAGATTATTAATTTCTTTGAGAAGTGGATCAGTTATATTACAGGAGAGAATGAAACGAATACAGATATTTTAAATGATGGTACGGATGTAAGTCCTCTTTCTGATAATTATTTTTATAGAGTAAATTTTCCTAAGTTATATCAGACATCTATTTACGTTAAAAAGTTTGAGAAGGATTATGATAGAGTGTTAGAATATAGGTTTTTAAAAGCATATCCTATTAGTATTAATTCAATGCCCGTAACTTATGAGGCATCTCAGTTATTAAAGTGTACAGTTAACTTTAATTTCTCTCGTTATGTGGTAGAGACTAAGAATAATAATCCTATTATGGGCCCACTTCCAGTTATTAATTTTGACCTTGGTGATATCTTAAATAACCCTCTGGTGGACATTAATTAAGACCTGCTAAATAAAACACACTGAACTCTTTGTAAGATATTATGCCATTACCAAAGATTGCGACACCGACGTATGAGTTGGAATTACCCTCGACCCAAAAACCTATACATTATCGACCATTTTTAGTTAAAGAAGAAAAACTTTTAGTTCTTGCCTTAGAAAGTGAGGATATAAAAGATATAACGACGGCAATTAAGAATGTAATTAAAGCATGTATCAAAACAAGAGGAATTAAAGTAGAAAATCTTCCTACTTTTGATATTGAGTATTTGTTCCTCAATATTCGTGGTAAATCGGTGGGAGAAGATATTGAGGTTAATCTTATTTGTCCTGATGATAAGAAGACACAGGTTCCTGTGACTATTAGTATTGATGATGTTCAAATTAAGAGAACGGAAGGACATACGAATAAGATCAAATTAGACTCTTCTTTAATGATGGAAATGAAGTATCCATCTCTTGCTGAGTTTATTAAAAATAATTTTGATTTTAATGAAGAGAATGTAATGGATCAATCTTTCGATTTGATTGCTTCTTGTATTGATAAAATTTATAATGAAGAAGAAGTATGGGTAGCAGCAGATTGTACTAAAAAGGAAATTTCTACTTTCTTAGAATCAATGAACACTACTCAGTTTAAAGAGATTGAAAAATTCTTTGAGACAATGCCTAAACTTTCTCATAAAGTTAAGATTACTAATCCTAATACAAAAGTAGAAAGTGAAGTTGTAATGGAGGGTCTGTCAAGTTTTTTCGGTTAGCTCTAGTCCATATGGATCTAGAGAGTTACTATAAACTGAATTTTTCCTTGATTCAGTATCATAAATATTCATTAACTGAGATTGAAAACTTGATCCCTTGGGAGAGAGACATTTATGTTGAATTACTTCGAGCACATCTTGAAGAAGAGAAACTAAAACAGCAGCAACAAGCAGCATCATAATGGCCGTAACCATTAAACCACAAATTACTAAAATTCTATTGGATCTTAAGATTGATCCTATAGATCTTTATGATGTTGATAATGCAGAACAAACTTATATGTCTGCAGTCAGGGAAGGTATTAATACTCTTGAGTCTGCTACAAAAGGGAAGGGAGATAGAAGATCTAGAATATTAAGAGAAGAATTTCAAGGATTACTTGCTAGAAAAAAAGGAAGAAAAGTAGAAAAAGTTGCTAAGATTTTTGGTAAGAAAAAAATAATATCTACGAGTAAACTTAAACCACAAGCATTATTACCAGGAACCGCATCTTCATCTTCATCAGGTTCTCAGAGAGGGGGGATGGAAGGTGTATTAGGTCATATATTAGATGTTCTTAAGAAAGGTAATAAGTTAGATAAAAAAGAATCGATTATTGATAGAAGAGAAAGACAAAGACAAAAAAGACAGAAGAGAGAAAAATTAATAGAATCCTTAAAAGGGGGAGTGAATACTGCTGCGAGTGCAGGGAAAAAGATTGTAAGTACTTTGGTTTCTCCTTTTAGTAACATATGGCAAGCAATAACTAAGTTTTTAAAGACTGTAGTAATAGGAGCATTATTTAATCAGGCACTCTTTTGGTTTGGAAAAGAAGAGAATCAGAAAAAAATGGAACGGGTGGGTCGATTCTTGAAGTTTTGGTGGCCTTCCTTATTAGCAGGATATGCACTATTCTTTACACCTATAGGAGGTTTGGTATCAGGAGTGGCAACAATTTTGACAGCAGGACTTCCCATACTGGCAGGATTAATTGCTAAATTCCCTCTTATATCGGCAGTGATAGGCACGGGTCTATTAGGAACTGCATTTATAACAAATAAGATGAAGGATAAATCACTGCGAGAAGAAGAAGATACTCCTGTTCAAGAATTTTCAACAGGTGGTTTTGTGAGTGGCCCCGCAGGAAGGGATAGAGTTCCTGCAAAATTAACTGCTGGTGAATTTGTAATGAGTAGGGGTGCTGTTCAGAATTATGGAGTCGGCACTCTTGCTAGTATGAATGCTGCTGGTGGAGGAACAAATAGAGGAGGCCCTAACTATTATGGTGGAGGATTAGTAGGGTCTTCAAGTATGGGAGGTGGTATGAACTTTGCACCATCTGCTACTCCTGTGAAAGCAAGTAAAACAAGGGGAACGTTGCCTGTCGGTATTCCTGTAAGAACTTCTACTACTAGCACTACTACCCTACCTCCTATTAATTACCAAAAACCTACGCATAGGGGAACTAAAGGAACTCAAACTATTCCTACTTTTACTGTTAATAGTGACTCTTCTTATCGATCTGCTACTATGGTGGCATTAGGAGTTGAGGTGATGTTATAATGGCAACTACACTTTTACCATCTCCCCAAATAACAGCATCAAAGAAAACTATTTCTGGTGCTTCTATAACTTCTCTTAGTAAGAATTCTTCTAGTGTAGAAAAATTAGAAGGAATAAGAAAATTTTTAACACTGGATTTTAAGCGTGATGAGTCTTCTTTTATAATGAAGAGAAGACAAAGACAGGAGGAGAAGAGAAAATTAAGAGAGGAGAATATAGAAAAGAAAAAAGAATCTAAGTTTTCTTTACCTTCAGTTAAGACTCCTACTCCTCTACAAAATATTTTTAGTTCTATTGGTAATTTTCTTCTGTTTTTAGGTGGAGGAATTCTTTTTAATAGATTCGCTGATCTTGAAAAGGGGTTATTGGGAGTTGAGAAAATTTTACCTGCTATCCAAAAAGGTATTGAAATTATTAGTGGGGTAGTAGGAGGGGTTACTAATTTTATTGATTCTTCGGTAAAAGGATATGATAATTTTATGAAATCATTTGAGAATATAACAGGCATAAAGCAACAAGATGTTGAAAAATTTCTAGAAGATTTTAAATTAGTAATAAATGGTGGAGTTATTGCAGCATTGATAGCTTTGAGAGCTTTACCTGGAATACTTGGAGGAAGAAGATTAACAAAAGGTTTAGTAAATAAGTTAACAAAGTCTGGTGTTAAATCAGGAGTTAATATTACGGCATCAGGTGGTCAAGTTAAACCGAGAGTTAGGGTTCCTAAACAACTAACTCCTGGACAGATTAGTAGGACAAATAATTCTTGGGCAAAATTTCTTCAAGGAACTGCTGATCCAGGTGATATGTTAAGATTAGCCCGTAGGGGATATCTTAAACCATTTAAAAAGTTTGCTTCACCTATTTTAAAGAAGATTCCTATTATTGGATTTCTACTGGATTTTTTGATGAATTTGTTTATATTTAAAGAACCATTAGGAAAATCTGCTTTCATGGCAGCAACGGCAGGAATAGGAGCATTTATAGGAGGTGCTTTAGGAACATTCATTGGAGGGCCTATTGGAACAGCAGTGGGTAGTTTGGCAGGTGGTATGGTTGGTGACTGGGCGGGTGATGCTTTATTTGATGTTATATTTGGGGATCAGTATGCTAGACAAGGTGAAATAAAGGATATACAGCAGGAGCCTAAGTATTCTGCTTCTGTAGACAGAAATACTATTGTTATTCAACCTATAGTTACAGGATAAATCATGACAATTAAATCTCTACAATTTAATAAGTTTGAGATGAAGTCTAATGTTGATGATACAACAGTAGACTTAAGAGGATCTGGTACTCCGATTATTGAATATCGGGAAAGTATTTTTATGCCTTATGTAGAAATAACAGCCTATATTATTGATACTGGTAATACACTACCTGCTGATGATGGAGCAGACTCAGGAGTTGGATTACTAGATGCTGGTTTGGCTCAAGGTACAGAAACTATTTTGTTTAATATTGAAGATGAGTTTGGAAATAAGATTAATTTCACTAGGAATGATGATTTAAGAGTTGCTTCCGTAATGGGTAATGAACAGGGATTTAGCAGTAATAGTTATCAATTGAAGATTGTATCTAAAGAAGCATTTGATAATACTTTACTTAAAAATAGATGTAATAATAAGTTTAGTGGAAGAATATCCGATATAGCGAGAGCAATTATTAGAGAAAATTTAAAATCTCCTAAGTGGCAGTCGATGAATACAGATGAAACTTTAAATGATTATCATGCATGGGGGGAAGATAGAACTCCATTTGAGATGCTTTTAGATATGCAACTATTGGCTATCCCAAATATTCAGACTTCTAAAGGTAAAACTGCGAGAGGAAATACGGCTGGATATCTTTTCTGGCAAACTGCTACTGGGTATCAATTTAAATCATTAGATAAATTGTTTGATCTTACGGATAAAACTGTTCCAAGATATATTGAAAATAGTAAAGGTGATGAGTCTTTACCTTTTGGTTATGATGGTAAAATTTTGTGGGCTAATATGTCTCAGAGTGTAGATGCCTTGGCTCAATTTGAAAGTGGTGCATGGTCAAGTGAGATACATGTTTTTAATGATGTAGAGAAAACTTATCAAGTCAAAAATCTTCAATCTGATGGTAAAGGAAATGGAATCACTGCAGGAAGACATTTACCTAAAATTAATAATGATTATTTGGATGATGATGGAAAACCTTTACCTACGGCTAAGAAAAACGTGAGGCAAGCAGTGGGGCAAACTGTCCAAGGAGTGGATTCTTTACAAAAACAGGTTGCAAAATTTAACGTACCAAACTATAATGTAGAGGACATTATTGACCAATCAAACCAGAATTATCGACAAAAAATGAGTACATCTGCTGAGATTGTTATCGCAGCTGATTTTAGTCTAAATGCAGGAGACTTAATTTATTGTGAGTTTCCTGAACTTTCTACCAAAGTAACCACAATTGGTAGTAGGACTAGGAAAAGTGGCATATATATGATAGCGGATTTATGCCATTACGGTGATAGAGGTAATGCCTTTACTGGTCTGCATTTGGTAAGAGATTCTTACGGAGTTAAAACATGACTATTAAACACGACTTAGAACACGAAGTTTACATTGATCCTAAAGATGGGAAGGAGCATACTAATCATGGTATGCATGAATATACCAAAGAAGATTTAGAAAATGTCCATGCGGATTATGATGTTTATCATAAGGATGACAAAGTAGATGCAAATGAAGGTAAGATTAATGATTACCATACACGTCATGAAGATCATCATTTAGAAATTTATTGTGATAATCATCCAGATGCAGATGAATGTAAGGTATATGACGATTAACTAAATGGCCCAAGAAACTACAACGCAAAAAATAGTAAAAAGAGTTAGGGGGGAGATGGACAGTGCTCCCTCTAGGGAATTTATACTGGCTCAGATTGCGAGTAATAGAGCTGTAGAAGCGAAATTAAAAAAGTTTAAATCTGGTATTGAAATTTCAGACATTAATAGATCGGTCTTTGAATCCTTAACAGAGGCAGAAATAAATCAGATTTTGAATGCTCCCATTGGAACGAATCCTACTGGTAGCTTTAATGTTACTGAACGTCGAAAAGATGAATTACGTGCTTGGCAGTTGGAACAAAGTCAAGGATCTCAGAAAGCAAGACAACCAAAGAATACTAAGCAATATAAGATTAGGATATTAGGTCAGCACGACGAGAGTATTCCACCTGATAACTTACCTTGGGCTTGGCCTCCTTTTACTCATGGTCCTAACCCCATGTGGAATACGGGTTCACCTTTTTACCCAGTTGGTACGTGGGTGTATGTTTATAAGGATCCTATAAGTAATCAGTATTTTATTGATAGAGTCTCTGCTAATAGTGTATGTGAAATAGATCCTACCAAGCATGGATTCCAACCAGGAGATGGGCAGTTTCTTTTGGTTCCTGATACTATGTACAGGAAACAGCATGGAGGAGCAGATGGTAAGACTATCCCTGCAGGAATTCCCGACTGTGCTTCAGTTAGTGATTATCAAGTTTATGCAGAAACAGATGACAAGCAATTTAATATTAAAGATAATTCAATTACATTTAGTACTTATTGTAGGACTAAAGGTGCAACTGATGCAGGAAGTCAGATTTCGGGAAGCATAAAACAAGGAAAGAAGATAAGTGAACGATTAGATGAACAATTTAAATTTTTGGAGAATTTTAAAACAGGAATTGATGGTGCTGTTAAGGAGTGGGAGGGGTATAAAGATGATGTGGTGGGTATTGGGGACGATGGTAAATTCACAGATAAAGATGCTAGAAGTTTTTGGCAATCTTTAAGAACAAATGATGTAACTCTCCAGACTTTTGCTAATACTATAAACACATATCGAATAAATGTTGGAACGATTGCAAAAAATGTATCAGCTTGGATAGTGAATCTATTGACTAAGTTGAAAAACAAGACAATAGTGGACACCACTAGAGCAGCGAATTTCTTAAAAGGATTATTTCCTCCTTCTTCTCGCTTTATAACAAGTGAATATTGGTCTGAAATGGTTAGAATCCTTTCTTGTATATGGAATGCACTAATAAGATTACTACCTGGATTCGTTGATAGAGCATTGAGTGCTTTTTTCAAAAAGATTGTTAATACTGTAAATTGTTTGATAGAGGATTTCCTTGGTGGATTTTTGGGTCAACTTTTAGGGCAGGTAGCAGCATTAATTACTGGAGTATTTAATAATGTTATTAATGCATTGAGTAAGGTTGCAGGAGTTGCTGGTGCGGCATTAGATCTAATAGATGCTATTGGGAATACATTAGATAATCTGCTGTCGTTATTAAGATGTGAATTTGAATGTTCTCTGAATGAAAATAATGTTATAAACTATGATATTTTAGACGGAGCAAAACCTGATAACCCTATAGATTTCGGGGAGGTATTGAAAAAGGCCAAGAAGGTAGGTGAAAAATGGGAAGCAGTAACAAAGATTCCTGAGGACATTGAGAATTACAATTGGGAATTTGATGTTACTGATCTTCTTGAGGAGATGTTTGATGATTCTTTCTGTGATTCAGGACCAGTTTTTTGTGGAGTTCCCAGTGTTACTTTCTGGGGTGTGAATGAAGCAGCCACTGCAGTGGGAAATGCTGTTGTAAATACCG